GTGCGCCATACATCTACATGGCATTTGGTCAAAGTCTAGTAGGCGATAATAACATTCCTTGTACTGCGAGGTAATCTCGCATGTATTTCGGTGCTACACCCTTTGCAGCCGCACCCTTCTCAGATGTAGGGTTTAATCCTAACGCATACGTCAATGTAGTTGGATCAAGATTAAATTTTTCAACAAGTTTAGTTACAACAGTAGGTAAGGCTAATCTTACTTTAACAGGTAATAGATTAAACTTTACTATTGGAAATATTGAACCTATCCCTGATATGACAGTAGGGGTAACTGGTTCTCAAGCAAACTTTAATACTGGATCTGTACTTATTTCTATTGCAGCTGAGGTTGCAACTTCAGGAAGTGCTTTAGAGTTCGACACTGGCTCACCAAATATCGCTGATGTAACTATGGGCGTTAGTGGTAATAGACTTAACTTATCTACTAGCGATGTTACAATTGTTGGTAACGCTGTAACTGCTTTAACTGGCAGCAGAGTAAATATAGATACAGGAGATCCAAGATATTTATTTAAATATAATGTTACAGGTAACCGTATTAATGCAAATACTGGAACCGTAGGTATATCAGGATCAGCTAGAATTTTACCTAATGGAACTAGAATAAATGTTACAAGCGATGAAGTAACAATAATAGGTAAAGCTAGCGTCATAGCAACAGGCAGTGGTTTAGAAATTGCTATAGGTAATATAACTACTAAAGCAAACGCTGAAGTCATAGTTACAACAAATAGACAGAATTTATCTATTGGAACTGTGACTATTAAAGCTGGCGCTAAAGGATTACCAACTGGTGTTGGACTTGAAATTGGAGTACCAACTACTATAAATATAAAACAATGGGATGGAATTGTGCCAGGAGCAACGCAAACCTGGAGAAATATCCAACCTAGAAGAGGTACACCGTAATGTTTTTTGGAGCAACTCCTTTTGCATCAACCACTTTTGGTGGAGTAGGTATTCAGAATATTACCGTTTTAGCTAATGGTAATAGGTTAAATGTTACAATTGGTAATACGGCTGTTGGATTAATTACAACAGTCCCTATAACTGGTAATAGATTAAACCTTGCAAATGATACCGTTTCTGTGATATCATGGGATCTAATACCACCGGGTGTAACTCAAACATGGGTACCAATAGATCCGGAGAACCCGTAGGAGAAATATATGGCATCAAGTACGTCAAATGACTTAAAACTAGAATTAATGACCACAGGTGAAAAATCAGGAACCTGGGGTACAATTACAAATACAAATTTACAAATATTAGAACAAGCCGCATCAGGTTATATATCTTTAGATGTAGGATCTGGTGATGTAGCTTTGTCTTTAGCAAATCACGCTACAGCAAATGGTAAAAATTTATATTATAAACTAACTGGTACATTAGCTGCAAACCGAACAGTTACTATGCCTGATGGTGCTGAAAGAGTATTTATTGTAGAGGACGCTACAACTAGGTCATCTAGTAATTATACATTAACAGTTAAAACTGTATCAGGAACAGGGCTTACATTACCGATTGGATCAACTACTGTGTTGTATTCTGATGGAACAAATATTACAGGAAAACTACAAACTAAAGGTTACTACACACCTAGTTCTACTTATACAACAGTAAATGGAGACCAAGTATTAATTAATACATCTGGTTCTGGTATTAGTGGTCCAATTACAATTAATTTACCTGCTTCACCTGCTATTGGAAACGAAGTTACATTTATAGATAGTGGAGTTAATCTTGCATCTAATAATTTAACTATCGGAAGAAATGGATCAAATATAAATGGCGCTTCTTCTAATTTAGTTGTTTCAGCAAATGCTTCAGCTTTTACATTAGTATATGTTAATGCAACATTAGGCTGGGTATATAAAGATAAAATATAGGAGCTAAAACGTGGCTCTAATTGATTTTAAATTCAAACCGGGCATTGACAAACAAAATACAGAAGCCGGTGCAGAGAATCGTTGGGTTGATTCTGATAATGTAAGATTTAGATATGGCTTACCAGAAAAAGTTGGTGGATGGTCATCACTAGTCACAGATACAATTGTAGGTGTTGCAAGAAGACAATTTGCATTTGTAGATTTAGATGGTAATCGATATGTTGCTATAGGAACAGATAAATTTTTACTAATATATTTTGAAGGTCAACTTTATGACATCACACCTCTTAAAACAACTTTAACATCTGCAACTATTGCAACTACAAATAATTCACCGACTTGTACAATTACAAAAACTTCTCATGGAATTGGTGTAGGAGATATTGTACAGTTAGATAATGTTACTTTACCTAGTGGCACAGGTTTTAGTAATTCTGATTTTGAAGATAAAAATTTTCAGGTACTCAGTAAAACAACAAATACATTTACAATTAATCAATCAAGTAATGCTACAGCAACAATATCTACTGGTGGTAGTCTAAGTATAAAACCTTATGAACCTGTAGGACCATCAGAACAATCATACGGTTATGGTTGGGGTATAGATACTTGGGGTGCAGGTGCTTGGGGTGAAGCAGCTTCAGCATCAGATGTAAGTCTAGAACCTGGTCTATGGAGCCTTAGTAATTTTGGTGAAGTATTAATTGCAACTATTGCCAATGGTAAAACTTTTACGTGGAATGCAGGAGATGCATCTAGACTAACGGTTAGAGCATCTACAACTACAACAAACTTTGCAACAGGAAACAATCCCACGGCATCAAGGGTCACGTTAGTATCACCTACAACAAGACACTTAATACATCTCGGCACAGAAACAACTATAGGTAATACTAGTACACAAGATGATATGTTTATAAGATTTTCAGATAAAGAAGATATTAATAATTACGTAGCAACAGCAATTAATTCTGCAGGATCACAAAGATTACAAGATGGTACAAAAATTATGGGAGCATTGAAGGCTAAAGAAACAATCTTAATATGGACGGACAACGCACTATATACGATGAAATTTATAGGTGCACCTTTTACATTTGGATTTGAACAAGTTGGAACTAACTGTGGATTAATAGGTAAAAATGCAGCCGTAGAAATTGATGGTGTAGCGTTTTGGTTATCTACAAAAGGTTTCTTTATGTTTGATGGTACAGTTAAAACATTACCTTGTTCAATAGAAGATTTTGTTTTTGATAATATTGATACAACAAAAGGACAACAAGTATACGCTGGTTTAAATAATTTATTTACAGAAGTAACATGGTACTATCCATCTTCTGGTTCTGATTTTAATAATAAATATGTTGTTTTAAACTATGGAGAAAAATCTTGGTATGCAGGAACAGAAGCAAGGACTACTTGGATTGATGCAACTATATATCAAAAACCATACGCTACTAAATTTAATTCTTCTGCTACAGGTACTTTTCCTGCTGTAGTGGGTCAAACTGGTTTAGGTCAAACTACATTTTTTGAACATGAAGTAGGAACAGATCAAGTTAATCCTAATGGTACTACAACAGCTGTAACATCTTTTATAAAATCATTTGACTTTGATTTACAGCAAAGACAAAGAAATGCACAAGGCAGACCTTCTGGACCAACCATAGCTGGTGAAGTATTTCTAGCTGTTAGAAGATTTGTACCGGATTTTCAAACCTTAACAGGTAATGCTAAAGTAACACTAGCTGTAAAAAGATATCCGCAACAGTCTGATACCGTTACCAGTCTTAGTCCCTTTACAATTACAGCATCTACTGATAAAAAAGATACAAGAGCAAGAGGTAGATTTGTTAACATTAAAATAGAAAACGATTCTATATCTGAATCTTGGAGATTTGGAACATTTAAAGTAGATATTCAACCGGACGGGAGAAGATAGTGCCACCATATACAACGCAATTTGGATTACCACAAAGCGAAGCCGATTATTTAAATCAAGGATTACCTAGTTTATCTGGTATATTTACTGGTTCACCATTTACATATACTGCACCAACTGGATCAACTAACATAGTAGCAACTACTCCAGGTCTAACAGCAGAACAACTTAGATTATTATATCCACAAAGAGATGGCGGTGATGGATTTAGAGGTGGTGGAGCTTTTGGTAATTTAGATATGACTAATACAAAAGAGTTTGACGTTGCAAGGTATAATGAAAAAACAGGTGAGTATGATATTTTAGATAAGGTTCAAGGTTTTTATAATCCATCATTAGGTCAGTATCAAACTTTTCAAGGTAAAAACATTACACACGCCGGACTTAACATTACTCCAGGTATTGTAAGTTTAATTGGTGGTCTAACTGGATATGACTTTGGTCCGAAACAAGGAGATATAGGCGGTATTAAAGATTTAGCTAAACTAAAAAATTTTATTGAAATTCAGAAAAAAGAAAAGAAATCTCAACTTGTTGAAGATCCTTCAGACTTTTTGGAAAGAAAAGAACGAGAGAGAAAACAAAAAGAATATGCAAAAATTCAAAATAAAATTGGTCAATCACTACATGGTGGTGGCGATGGTGGCGGCAATAAAGGCGGCAATAAAGGTGGAGGAACATTTGGAGATTCTGTTAATGATGCAGGTTCTTTTAGTGATTATTCATAATGGCAAAAATAGTAGTAAGATTACCTGAACCTAAAGAAGAATATGATTTTTCTAATCAGAAACAAATTAATAGAGCAATAACTTTAATTACAGAACAATTAAATTCAACGTTTTTAGATGAACAAAAACAGGAGCAAGAGAGATTCTCTTGGTTTTTAAGTGGCTAATATATATAAAAATGAAAAAGTAGATTTGACTACTGCATCAGAAACAGTATTATATACTGTACCAAATGACTCTAGAGCTATAGTTAAATCTATTTTAGTATGTAATGATCAAAATTCTAGTGGAGCTAATATAGATGTAACGTTAACTAATGCATCTGGTAATGTATTTTCTCTGTTTAAAACAAAAGCTATAGCAGCTCTTGGAACAGAACAGATTCTAACACAACCTTTGGTTATGCTAGAAAGTGAAATATTAAAAGTAACCGCATCTGATGCAAATGAGTTACATGTTGTAGCTTCTGTATTAGAAATAAATAGAGATTAGGAGAAATATGGCGTTTAAAGAACCACCTTCAGTAAGATATGAAATAATAGATGGTAAAAAAGTACCTGTTATAGAGTGTGAAACAGAAGTAGTTTTGCGTAATAAAAGAACGAATTATGAGTATGCTTCAGATGAAGAAGCTGAAAATGATATAAATGACGAAAATACTGATACAGTTAGAGAAGAGGTAGTAAGATCCGTAAAGATAAAAGTAGCGGCTATGCCACCAATCGGAACTGCATCAGAATAGTTGTAAAATAGGAAAATTTTATATAGTATAATACGATGGCAATAACTAGAGGCATGATGGAAAGACAACTTAGAATGGGTGGTGGTATTATGGATGTAGCACCCAGACAAGATTTCTTTTTAGGTAAAATCGCAAAAGCAGTTGGTAAAGGTGTTAAGGGAGTTACTAAAGGCATTGGTAGTTTTCTTAAATCAGACGCTGGTAAACTAGCATTATTAGCTACAGCGGGATATGGATTAGGCGGTGGAACATTTTTTGGTAAATCATTACCTTTTCTAAAAGCTGGTGGAGGATTTTCTATGGGTAATCTAGGAACTAATATTGGTGGTTTGTTAAAATTAAAAGGTGGCAAAGAAAATCTTTTAGGAGATATGTTAAAAGTAGGAGGCACTACTGGAATATTGGCTGGTGTATTAGCAGGGGAAGAAGGAGAAGGAGAGTCTAAACCTATTGCAGGTAGAGACATACCATCACTCAAAGCAAAATTAACAAAAGCATATGAGTTACAAAGAACATTTAAAGATTCGCCTAATGAGGCAGCCGCTATAGCCGCGCAAGTAGAAAATGATGTTAACGAATATGTATCTGGTGCAGGTGGATATGCAGAAGGTGGTAGAATAGGTTTTGAAGACGGAACTTCAAAAAGTTTATTAGATTTACTTGACATGACAGCAAAAGAAAGAAAACGTATGGAAATGAAGCAACTTGCAGATGAAGTTTCTAAGTATGTTAATATACAAGGTGAAGGATCTAAATCTGGTAAGCGACAAATATCAGGTGCGCCAGAAGGTTTTACAATAGATAGCGAAACGTATAATGCCCTAGTAAAAGCCGATATACCTTTATCTCAAAAAATAGATTTACTTGCGAGTTTTGAATATGGAAAAGGCAGAGATAGAATTGAAAAAGATGATCAAGAAATATTTTTAGGTGAAGGTAATTATAAAAAAAGAGATGTTGGATTTGGATTTAATAAAGATGGTGAAGGTTTTGGGGGAACTGTAATGTATAATATGGAAACAGGTGAACCTGAATTTAAAGGCACATTTAAAAAATCTTTTGCTGAGGGTGGTAGATTAGGCTATGCTTTTGGAGATAGTGCAGAAGATAACGCGATTCAGGCATCAGGGGTCATGGGGCTTCCTTTAAACACAAATCCTGCAGGAATTACTGAATTAGATCTTAGAGAAACAGGTGGATTTATTCCTCCAGTTGGTGTAAAAGAGAAGGCAGATGACATACCTGCTATGTTATCAAACAATGAATTTGTATTCACTGCAGATGCTGTCCGAGGTATGGGCGACGGCGACGTCAATAAAGGCGCACAAAGACTATACGATCAAATGAAAATGTTAGAAAAAGGCGGAAGAGTATAATGGCAGAAACATTAACACAAATAAATCAACCAGCTCCATTTATAGAAGCAGCTGCAAAACCATTTTTAGCACAGCTTCAAAAAGATACGGGTGATTTTAGAACTGCTAATTTAGCAAATGTATTTGGTCCACAATTTGTAGCTGGACTAGACCCATTACAACAACAAGCAATTGGACAAGCATCAGGTTTAGGTTCATTTCAACCTTTCTTACAAACAGCAGCTACTAGAACTGGTCCACAAGCTTTTCAAGCTTTTATGTCTCCATATCAAAGAGATGTTATAGATACAACTTTACAAGATTTTGATATACAAGCATCCAAAGGTCTGCGTTCAATATCAGATGCAGCAGCTAGATCAGGAGCATTTGGAGGAGCTAGACAAGGTGTTGCTGAATCAGAATTTAGAGCAACATCAGATAGAAACAGAGCTGCTTTACAAGCACAACTATTACAACAAGGTTTTGCTCAAGGGCAACAGGGAGCACAACAAGACTTTTTAAATCAATTAACATTAGCACAACAATCACCACAATTAGCAGGACAACAAATTGCAGGTTTGAGTAGTTTAGGTTCTATTGCACAAGGAGCTAGACAAGCTCAATTAAATGCACAGCAACAACTTGCACAGCAACAGCTAATGCAACCTTTAGAAGCTACGCAAACTTTAGGTGCAGGTGTAACTAGTTTAGTTGCAGGTTATCCTGGAGGGACTATACAGAAACAAGTTCCAACTCCTAGTGCGTTACAAACTGGATTATCAGCAGGTGCTACACTCGCTGGAATATATGGAGCACTTAGAAAATAATGAGTAGAGTATTTAAAAGACCTATGTTTAGAAAAGGCGGTGGTGTTAATATGAATGGTATTATGTCTGGTATAGACGACACAAGAGAAAATTATTTTACTGGTACTCCTAATCCTGCAAGTTATGCAGATGTAGAGCTAGGTTTAGGAACTCAAACTATGGCCGATTTTCCAATGTCAGAAGGTGGGACAAAACCTGAAAGCATGGGCGCAGGTATAGAGGGCATTCAACTACCAGATGCTGAAGGAAGATTTAGAGAAGCTTTAGCAAAATACAAAGATGGTAATATGGGAGGAATAGATCCAATCTATCAATTATTAATTCAAGGTGGTTTAAGAGGTATGTCTACAGCAGGTAGAGGTGGAACTTTAGCTAACTTAGCCGCGGCGTTTGAAGAGCCAACAAGTCAATATTTTGCTGCTCAAAAAGCAAGAAAAGATTTTGATAGAGACATGGACCTAGCAGCAACTAAATTAGGTATTGAGGATGACCAACTTAAAGCAAGTCAAGCACTTAAAAAATATGAAATAGATATGAAAGCTAAAGAAAAAAGCGGTAGTTCTCCATTTCAAAAAGATTATACATTAGATAGAAAAAATTTTGAATTATATAAAATGTATGCAGATCCAGATGTAAGTTCTTTTAATAGAAAAATAGAAAACATATATCCTGAAAAATATGCTGAGTATATGACTTACATGCAAAAACCTTTAAAAGAAAACTTTGAAAGTTTTATGGGCGTAATTCCTCATGAAATAAGAGGTGGATCGGTATCATTTGACTACGATGCTTTACAAATAGGTGGTGCATATTTTAATCCTCAAGATGGAACTGTAGTAATTAGAACTGAAGATAAACTACAACAATATAATCCATATACAAAAGATCTAATCAAAGAAGTAGATTTTAAAAAATCATAGGAGTAAACTATGGTGAAGACAAATAATATCTTTGATAATACTTCAGAAGATATAGTAGAAAACAATCAAATAACTGACTACATAAATATAGATGACAGGCCGGAAGGTGATAATTCAATATCACAATTAGAGGCAGGGCTTGCTGGTATATTATCAGGTGTTTTAAAAATACCGGAAGGTTTTGTATCTTTAGGTGCAGAACTAATGGATGTAACAGGTTTGACTGTTAATTCAGCTGCAAAAGTAGAAGATTTTTTTGACAGAATAAATCCTTTTGAAGAGGTAGCAGAACAAAAAGCTGCAGGTAAAATATTAGAAGCATTAGTTTCTATTGGTGTGCCAGCTGGCGCTGGTGCTAAATTAGCAAGCACACTTGCAACGAAAGCATTAAAAGCAAGAAAAGCGGGTACCTATGTTAATTTAAAAGGTAAGAATGTTCGAAAAGGTATGGAGAAAGTTTATAAATTAAATGATAAAGCTCGTATTGCAAGATTTGGAGCAGCAGTTGCAGGTGGAGCTGCTGGTGAAGTATTTGTTGCAGATGTTGAAAAGATAGGAACATTTGGTGATGCCTTTGAATTTGGACCTACGCAACTAGATGTTGAAGAATCAGATGATAGTCAAGAAGATGCAGGTAGAAAATTATTAAATAGATTAAAGTTTGGTGCAGACTCTATAATGTATTTTCCATTTATTTATGGTGGTACTAAAGCCATAGGTAAAGTTGCAAAGTATGGAAAAGATTTAGCTTTTAGTTCATCTAAAATTAATAAAACAATTGATGAAGTAGCAGGTTATGTAAGACCCACATCAGGTAAACCTGTAGAAACTTTTTTAGCTAAAAATGCAGAGAATGCAAGAAAAGGAGCTGATGCCAACTTTGCTATGGAACAAGTAAAAAGAATAGATAAAGAAGTTGGAAAGATGTTTCCAAGTATAAAAACACTTTTTAATAAAGGACTAAGAGAAGACTATAGAAAACAACAAGAAACATTTTACAAAGATTTAAAAGAATTAATGTTTGAGGGTGACATGTCTAAAAAAATAGGCAATACAAAATTATATAAAAAATTAGAAAAACAAATGAAAAACGGTGGCCTTAATTCTAAAGCAAGAACTACTGTTTTTGATGCTATTTATAATTCAAGACAAAAATTTGTTTCTTTATTAGAAACAATAAAAGAAGGTAGCACAGCTGCAGTTACTCTTCCAAAAGATGTTAGAAGACTACCAGGTCTAATGGGTGATAGAATTAAATTAATGTTAGGAGGAACTTACAAAATTTTTCAAAATCCATATGTTGATAATTTAGTTGGATATAAACCAGCAGAGCAATCAATAAACACAGTAAAAGAAATATTAAGAAGGCACGCTTTAAAACATGGACGAGAGTTAACTGATGATCAATTAGATTATAGAATAAATGAAATATTATCTCAGGTAACAAAATTTAATTCTAAAACACAATTACCTTCATTTAGAATGACAGATGTTACTATTGGTGCAAAAAGTCCTGATATAGAAAAAAGTTTTTTACAATTGTTAAGTAAGAAAAACAAAAATGGAGATCCAGCTACTGAAATAATTGGTAAAGGTAGCAAAGCTTTTAGAGAATTGTTTGGTGAAGTAGATGATGCAAGGCAATCTATTTACAACGGAATTGGATTGCTTTCTAATCTAGCAAACAGATCTAGATTTATTGATGATATATTAGATGCTAATGAACAAGCTATAAAAAATGGTACAAGACAATTATTTTATCAAAATAAAAACGACGCTATTAAAAATTTAGGAGCAGGAGGTTTAAATAAAATTGTTTCATTAGATGATACATTAGAAGGAATGTTTAAAAATGGTGTATTGGTCAATAGATTAAAAGGTTTATTTACAACAGAAGACATAGCTAAATCATTAGACCCTGTTAATGGATTAAGTAAATTTTTCACCGGAGCTAAGTCTACTAAAATAGCACAAAGAGGCACTGATGCTTATAAATATTTATTTCTATATCCAAAAGCTGGAGCTCAAATAGCTAAAACAGTTTTATCACCTACAACACACATAAGAAACTTTTTATCTGCATCCGGATTCTCATTAGCTAATGGTACATTATACACAGATCCAAGATTAGTAGCCACTGCTATGAAAGAAGCATTTAAAACTGTACAACTTGGATTACGTTCACCTCAAGGAATGAAAGAATATAGAAAACTTTTAGAAAAAGGTGTTGTTAACACTAATACACAAATGGGTGATTATCAAAGTTTATTAAAAGATTTAGCGTTAAATCCAGACGGAGCTTGGACTAATAGTATGTTCAAAAGAATGCTACAAAGATTATCGAATTTAACAGAGCCTGCACAAAAATTATATACTCTGGAAGATGATGTTTACAAAATTTATAATTATCATGTAGAAAAAGCTAGATTAAGTAACGCTTATGCTAAAGCAGGGCTTAAAAAGACAGCAGATGAAATAGAAGACGAAGCAGCAGATATAGTTAGAAACACCGTTCCTAATTATGCGTACGTTTCTGATCTTGTAAAAGGTTTAAGAGCTACTCCTTTTTCTAATTTTGCTTCTTTCCCAAGTGCAATAATGAATAGTGCTACTGGTATTGGTATGAGAATATTTAAAGAGATGAAACATTCAAAACCAACAATTAAATCTAATATGTTACCTATAGTTTTTGAAAGAGGTAAAGGATTTGTAAAAAATGATAACCCTTTATATAGAATAGGATTTACTAGATTGTTAGGTTCAGCTTCTGCTTTTGGAAGTTTAGGAGTGGGGTTAGGTGCAGGTTGGAAAATGTTATTTGGAACTACAGATGAGCAAGAGAAAGCTTTAGATAGATGGGTAGCCCCGTATGAAGTTGGAGATAAAAAATTAATATCTTATGACATAGATAAAGAAACAGGTAGAAAAACTTATTACTATCAAAACTGGAGTAATAACAATGCTTATGATTATTTAGAAGCACCATTCAGAAGTTTATTGAGATCAGTTCAAGAGGGAATAGAAACTGAAGATCAATTAATGAAAGGATTTATAAAAGGTATATCAGATGCATTTAATAGATCTATTGAACCATTTGTTACAGAATCTATTGCACCAGAAGCTATTATAGATATTTGGTTAAGAGGTGGTGTAACAGATACAGGTAAAGAATTATATACAGAATCAACACCTGGTCCTGATAAAATGAGAATCATCTTAGAACATTTATTAGATACTCAAATACCATTTTCTAAATCACAATTACAAAGATTATATTTTGCCGTTAAAGGAATGCCTGATCCAAAAGGTAATATATATGACATAGAAAAAGAATTACCTGGTTTACTTGGTTGGAGATTAATTAAGATTGATCCAGTCGATGGATTAAAATTTAAAATAACTGAGTTTATTAATAACAAAAGTGATGATCTAAGAGAGTTTACAGGGGGAGATAGCAGATTACTATCATCACCAAGCACAGCGAAAGAAGTTATTAGACAGTTTTACATTGCAAATAGAGCTTTGTTTGAAACGCATCAAAATATGCATTTAGATTTAAGAGCAGCAAATCAATTTGATGTTGAAGATTCAGAATTAGCAGCTGTATTTGACAAAAGGGGTAGATCAGAAAAGGAATATGGTCCTTTATTTTCAGGGCAGTTTAAAGCTTACATACCATCAGAAAAAATAATTGAAAAGTTTGCAGAAAAATCAGCAGAGTTTCAAGCTGCAAACCCTAACTATAAAGATCCATTTCAAGAAGCATTACCTATAATACGAGACATGATAGATGCTTTTAACGGTGCGGATTTATCAAAATCTTGGGACTTTAAATTAGAAGACTTTATTGGAACTGAACAAAATAACGCTGATACTAATAATATATTTAATCAATCTTCTTTACCAGAAAATATGCCTATGCCTAGTAATCAAGTAATACAAACGTCAGCGCTTCAAGGATCAGGCACCATGGAATCTGGATTGACTGACATAGAAACTGCTTTATTATCCGATGAAGAAAAAATGATTACATTACGAAATAGAGGGATGGCCTAATGCCTAACGGTGATAAACTAAGACCTAAAAGTACAAGAGAACATTTATTATCTATTTATGGATATATAACTGGAATTAAAAAAGACATGAAACACATGCATGATGGTATTCACGATTTGGGCGGTAAGATAGACAAGATCTATTGGGCATTATTA